ATGGGGCATCTACGAAGCAGGGGTGAATCACAATGACAATGAGCCTTGCCGATGTTCGCACTATGGTGCGAAACATCTCCGACCTTGATTCGGTAGATTTGCCAAACACCATTATTGACAATGCTGTGAAGGAAGCATTTCAGCGCATTATCGCTCTTGAGCGCCGATGGCCAAAATACCAAGAAACGTACACATTCAATACGGTTGCAAGTCAGCGCCCATACACAATATCTACAATTGGCGATATTCGAGAAGTCATATCTCTTGTAGACACATCTAGCGCAGGTAGTCGTCTAACGATGATTCCCTACGACAACGCAGAAGACATTTGGTTGGGTAATACCGACGTTCCTTCTCGCCCATACTTTTATGCAATATGGGACGCACAGCTGCACCTGTATCCAAAGCCTGATGCCGTCTATGCGATAACGCTTCGCGCTTATCGCAACCCTGTTTACACTTGGTTGACAAACACATCTGAGGCAATTGACCTTGACGAGTGGTTTCATATTCTGCTTGCCTACTTTGTGTTGGCTCGCGTCTACCAACGCCAAGAAGACCCAGAGCTTTCAGCAATGTATCTCAGGTCGTTTGAGGAAGGCGTAGCCATGGCTCGCCGCGACTTGATGAAGACTCCTAGCGCAAGACCTTTGTTGATGTCGGGTGGTAGGCAGTATCCAACCATGCGTCGTTGGTTGCAGACTCTTGGCGCAACGTTAGGTACATAATGGCGCAGATTCTTCTTGAGCGCTATGACGACTTTACTGGCGGCTTGAATCTTCGAGCCGACCAGTTTTTGCTTGCTAAGAACGAATCGCCAGACATGCTTAATGTTGAAATTGACCCTCGTGGTGGTGTGTTTAGTCGTGGTGCAATGCAACGCTTAAATACAACTGCTGTTGCAGGTACTTGGGCACCTGACAAACTTCATGCTTTCTACGGCGCTACGCCAACAATCATGTTGGCAAATAGCACAAAGGTTTATCGTTCTACTGGTGGAAACTTTTCTACTCTTGCCTATTCATCGGGTAATGACATTGCTACAACGAACGCGCATGGCGCGTCGTTTGCGAATTGGGGTTCAACACTATACATCAGCACAGGACCAACAGCGACGGCTGGATACAAATGGAACACAACAGACACATACGCAACAGCCTTAACCGCATCTGGTCCTACATGGCAAGCTTATGTAAGTCCCGTGGGTGGATACATGCCAAAAGCGGAGCACAACATTGTGCATGCCAACAAAATGTTTGTAGCCAATACAAGGGAAGATGGCGTAAATTATCCTGACCGAGTGCGTTGGTCGCACGAAGGTTTGCCCGAGGATTGGATGGAAGACGACTACATTGACGTCAAAGGTGGCGGTAGCGGAGTAAATGGTTTGGCTGTCGTGCAGGGTCAATTGGTTATTTTCAAGACAAACGCAATCTATTTGTTGGTTGGTACAGAATCAGACAACTTTAATGTTGTGGAATTAACAAACACTCTTGGTTGTTCTAGCCGCAACAGCATTGCCGCAGCGGAACAAGGTGTGTTCTTTTATTCAACCCCAGAAGGTTTGTTTTATTACAACGGTTCTGTGGTTGAAGATGTTTTTGATGCTCTGCGCCCAATTGTGGACGACAAAGAACTTAGTGCATTGAGCACGGAGCCCTACAGCGTTTCCTATGTTGGTCGTCGTGTTTGGTTGGCTTTGCCGTACGATGATACATCGTCGGCAACAGCCCCAACTGTTAATTTTGTTTTTGACCCATCACTTGGTCGTGGTGGTGCATACATGCAGTTTGCTACAGCAGATAGCAAAGGCGTTATTGGCGGTATTAACTGGACCGATTCAAACAATGACAATTTACGATTGATGATTCACCCAACACAACCGTATGTGTTAAAGGTTGATTTGTACGACGAGGAACAAGACAACATCGCAGGAACAGCTGCTGGATTTACTTCCTATTACAGAACAGGTTGGATTGACGGCAGAACTTATGCTCAAAAGAAAATGTTTCGTCGCCCCGATATTGCTTTTAAGCAAGTTGATACTCAAAGAATTGTAAACGTGAAAGTGTTTCACGATTACGAAGAATCATCTGGTTCTGAGCGCAAACAATTTGATGCAACCCTTGGTGCAGCGGGCGAAGGAATGATTTGGGGTACAGACCTTTGGGGAACGGGTTTGTGGGGTAAGCAATCAGAAGGTGTTCAAATTATTAATGGTTCAAATCTTGGTTTTTGCCGTTCGGTAAGTTTGTTGTTTACTGGACCACTATCGCTTGACTGGGGTTTTGACTCTATTGCAATTAAGTACAACAACCGAAAGATGACAGGATAATGCCACTTACAGTACCTTATTCATTTACCAACGGAACAGTTGCTGAAGCTGGTGAAGTTAATAGTAACTTCACCGCTATCAAAACATTTGTTGATGGTTTGGCAACTGGTGCAAACATTGACAACAATGCACTTGACTCCGATAACCTAACCGCAACTGGCGTAACTGCCGGTTCGTACACAACTGCGGATATTACCGTTGACGCCAAGGGCCGCATTACGGCCGCTTCTAGCGGCAGCAGCGTAACTGGCGATAGCGACCAGGTTGTGTTGGGTTCGCAGGTGTTTGGATAATGAGAACATGGAACAGTCCAATTGTCAACGCATTGAAGACGGACGACGCTATTGCGTTGCAACAAATCTTTTCTTCGTTGTCGCAGGAGATTGGTCGCATTAATGAAAAAATTGAACAGATACAAATTGAAATGGCTCAATCAAATCGCAGGGATTATCAAAGGATTAAGTAATGGCATATAATCCAGCCGACTACGAAGCTCGCAGGCGCGGGTACACGCAACAATATGGCGCAACTGGCGCCATGAATGCTTATGCTAATTTTCTTGCTCGCCAACGAGGAACTCGTGGGCGTCAAGATATGTTACGTCAATATGACGAAGCACAACCAAAAGTTGTAGCAGGATACTCTCGACGTGGGCTTGTTGGCCCAAATGTTAAGTCAGGTATTTTTTCTCGCGGGTTGCAGACACTTGCTAAGCAACGTGCCCGCAATTTGCAAGATTACGACCAAGGACAGTTAGAGGAACAACGAATGTACGACCTTGGTGAAGCGCAACGTCTTGAAGCGTTTAAAAATCAACTTGCCGACATGGAGTCGGAAAAAGCACAAACTATTGCCAATGCTGCACGTCAGCTTTATGCAAACAGAATGGGGATGATTTAATGTCTAATATGGAAAATACAGTTGAGGAATCTGGTGTTATCCGTTGGGACCCAGCAGGTAAAGGTTTCAACCCATACACGGGTGTAGAAAACGATTTCAGAACTGTTACTAGTCAAATTCCAAGTAACAAGATTACACGAAGTCGTGCAGTAATTGCCGAATCTGCTCCCGAGTTGTTTCCAACTGTTTCTGGTACGTCAAACCAAAATGATTATTGGCTTAAATTAGCACAAGCATTGGGTGGCTATGGTGCCGGTAGTGGTGGCGGGGACAGCGGTGCAACAAAGCTTGGCTATGCGGAACTTGCCTACAAAAAAGCAAAAGATGCGCAAGACCGTCAAGACGCTCTTGCCGCATTGGGTTACGACCGTGCACAAAGCGCTCGCATTTTGGGTGGAATGGAAAACTATTACACGAGCGGTCAGTATGGTAAGGGTTTTGACGACTTGCTTAATATGATTAATGAGCAAGGCAAGGTTTCTGAAACAGGCGTTCGAGATGCATATGGTCGTGCGCAAACAAACATTGGCCAGGGATACGATGTGGCATCTGGCTTGGGTACGGCTGGTTTTAATGCCCTCAACCAATATCTTGCACAAAATCAGAACAACCCTTATGCTGGCATGCAGGCAACTGCTGGAACCGCACCAGACGCTCTCACAAGCTATCTAAGCGCTTATGGTGTGTCCGACCAGCCTGTGCAGGGGCAGATTCAAGCAGACCAACTACAGGCTCAACAGGGGGCTGCAAACTATCAAAACCTTATTGACGTTCTTAGCGGTGTTGCTCAGCAGGGTGCTGGTTCTCGTGGTGCCGAGTCTCAGATGGCACAGTTGTTGTTTAATACTGGTTTGGGTCAAGAACGTGCTGGTTATCAAGGGCAGGCAGAGAATGCGCAAGCGCAAGCGCTTGCCGCATTACAGCAACAGTTGTTCCAGTCCAGGTTTGGTGTTCAGTCTGACCGCAATAGCTTGGCTAATCAGTTGGCTCAACAAATTATTCAAGCTGGTGGCAGTTTGTCTGGTGGCACATCGGGCGATGGCGGCAAACAACCCGTAGTTCCTCCATCCTCGATTGAACAAATATTGCAAGAGATTGCAGCCCGACAAGAGGCTGGTACGCAAACTGGCGGTCTTTCGGGCGGTATTGCTCCTGGCTTGGAAGCGTATGCGATTTAGGGTAACGAAAGGACTATAAGACGTGGACCCGCTTGAGGAATTTTATTTGCGCTTGGCGCAAATGAGCCAACTTGCCGGCAAACCTGGCTCTCAGCTCAATACGGGTGACTTGAGCAGTCTCCTTTCACCCAATCTTGGACTTCTGACAGGAACCTTGACGGACACAAGTCAAAGCGATGAAGATATATATGCTTCGGTTGCGCCCAATATTTCTCGTGTTAAGAATAATCCAGACGCTGACCCAATTGCTACGATGATAGTAGAAAATCTTGAGGGTGGATTTTCGTTGCCACAAACACTTATTGAGCTTCGCAAAAAAGTTTCTGGTGGAGATTTGAAAGCGTATCAAGAATACGCAAAAGAAGTTAGCAAAGAAATGGGCGATGTTAAGTCTGCTTTTGGTAAAAGAAAAACCGTCGCTTCCGAAGCTGGTCTTCCTGAACCAAATGCTCAATATGACCCAACCCCACAAATGGCTAATATTTACGCTCGATTAGCACAACAGGCACAACCTGTTGAGCCACCCGATACTACAAAAGCAAAAGACAAAAAAGATTTGCTGTTATCAAAATCGGGCAAATATATATTCAACCCACAAAAACAACAATGGTCTGCAAATCCAAACTATGTTGAACCAGAACCCAAATATGTATTTGACCCGCGTGCGCAGAAATGGTCAATGACACCAGAGGCAAAAGAAGAAGGAAGGCGCGCAAAATTGCCAAAGGTTTCCAAAGAAGCAGAAAAAATTAAATATGAAAAAGCTAGTGAGGCGCGACAACAAATTGCCGCTAAAGAATATGAGGATGTTAAAAATCTTTTAGCTAGCGCTATGCAGAAAAATAGTCTTGCTGGTAGTCCATTTATGGATGAGGTTATGAAACGCACCATTATGAAAAGGTTGATAGAAAACCCTGGGGCAATTAATAAATTAATAAAACCACAAGGGTAACTATGGCCAAACCGCCAATTAGTGGAGAAGATTTCCTAAAAGAATTGGGCAAGATTTCTGCCAAAAAACAAACTCAAACCACCACGGGTGGCTTGGGTAAAAGTCCATTGCAAAGTTATTTCGAAGCAAAGGACGCTGAAGCCGCAAAAGCGGCAGAAGCGTTAGGTGTTGCTGGCAAAATTCTTAAACCAGTTTTTAAAGCTGTTACCGTTCTTGACGCAGGAAAACGAGCAGCGGTTTCTGGTGTCAGAGAAATTGTGGATGTTTTGGATGCTGACCCAAACACGAATGCAAGTTGGTCAGATTTTGTTAAACAATCAAAAGATGAAACTTATGGTTTTGGCACAGCGTTCCCTATAAAAAATAAATGGGGCGGAAGAATTGTTGGGTTCATAGGCGATACCGTGCTAGACCCTTGGACATATGCAACCCTTGGTGGTGCTGTGCCCGCCAAAGCGACAATGAAATCGATAATGTCGGGTGGCAAAATTATTTCTAAGGGTGGCAAAACAAGAGAAATATTGGGTGGCATTAAATATGTGCATGGTCGCGAAGGGCGACTCGCCCTCGCGAACCTTGCAAAATCACGCATGGAAGCAATGGGCGAGGCAGGGATTAGAAACTTTACCAAAGATGAATTTGGTAAAGTTTTTAGAGATGTTGCTGCCAAAGGCAAAAAAGCACTTCCCGGATATTTGCGTGACGATTTGGGTATTCGTGGTCCTGGTATTTATTATTTTGGTTCAAGAGTAAAACTTCCTGGTTCTGGTCCAGTTGGCGGTCTTTTAGAAAATTTGGTTACAGGCGCACGTTTAGGACTTGTAAAAAATCCTGTTGGTCAAAAAGTGATGAAGTATGTGACACCAGATGGAACATTTCAAGCAGCCTACATTGACAATCAATCCGTATTAAGAGACAGGGTTGCTTTGGCTTCTGGAACCTTAGAAAACGGAGACATCTTAACTCCGCAAGAAGCATTGAATGCTGGTGTGCGTTTGCGCATGGCGCAAAATCAACGCATAGCAACAGCCAAAAACGATGAGTATGTTACGCAAGAAGTTATCAGAGTTGTTAATGACCCCGATATGGAAGCAAACAGATTATCTCTTACTTCTGTTTTGGAACAAGAAGGCGGTATAGAAACTGCGGACAATGTTGTTGGTCCACTTGCCCAAAAAGTACGAAACTTTTTGGATTCAAGACTTAGTGATGCTCAACGAAAAGCAAATGAGGTTTCTGAAGAATACGGTGCACAATTTGCAAGAAAAAGAAATTATGTTCCGCACATGGAATCAGATGAAGCTGTTGTAGACAGACTGAAAATGGGTGAGGAAGCCTGGAAGGCAAGAACTGGTGGTGCCGCTATTGATGACAGTCACAGGTTTGCTTCTTCGTACAGAAGAAGAAGTTTGCAGCCTGGAGATAACTTTTTTGGACACACTATAGAAAATAGACCGTACACAATTGACGAGTTGAATGATATGGCAAAAAATCCTGGGCCTCTTTTGAATGACGTAACAAAACAGCCATTTGAACCATTGACTTATAATTTTTACGAAAATGACATGGTTAAAATTTTGCAAAAATATTCTCGGCACTTTGCACAGCAACAAGGATTTACTGAATATTTGCTAACAGCAAAACGAGAAGGTGGAGATTTTTTTAGAGTTCTTGCAAAAGACGCAGAAGCAGACCCGTTGGTTGCGATTGATACTAGCGACGCTGTTGGTGAACTTACTTCTCGCGCCATAACATCTGCTGGCAGGGTTGGTATTGAGGCAACAACTGACGTTGCTGTTCCTACACCTGCAACCATTGCGCCCACACCTGCGACTATTGCACCCAGCCCTACAGTTGCTGTTCCATCACCTGCTACGGCTGTTGATAATTCAATTGACCAATTAGCAATTGACCCAATAGGAACTTTGCAAAGAATTGCGCGTCAAAAAAATGTAGAAACAGGAAATTTAGAAACATTTTACCCTGCCACAAACTTGACACCTACTGTGTCCGAACCAGCGGCGATTGCTGTTCCGGCAACGCCTTCAGTAACGCCTTTGCCAGTTAGTCAAAATTTAGTAAATACGATAGATGAATTTGGTTCAACACTCAATGATTTAAAAAACGTTTTTGAAGTTCCACCCAAAATGTTGTCAGACATTTTGGATGGATACGAAAAGGTAAGAGACAAACTTGTTAACAATCTGACAAAAGAAGGAATTGTTGCTGAAACAGTTTCTGGAGTGCAGGCGTTGGCTCGCGACTTACAAAGAATGGTTGAAATGGGGAACTATGTTCCCAAACGGTCAACTGTTGTCAATAGTGCTGAAGCCGGTACTCGTTTGGGATTTGACAACGTAATAGATAAAAAAACAATTAATTCTATTCAGGCATTAATAAAAAACTTGTCTATAGCTGATGCGGACACAATTGACAAAACAATTGCGTTTGCACTTAAAGATGTTTTCAACAAAGTTGACAAACAACTATTTGCTTCATCTGAAACAAAATTTGGAGTATTGCAAGCTTTTTACGAAAAAGCTAAAAGATTGAAAAACATAAGAACGGCAAGTCTTAAAAAACGAAATCTGTCTCGAGTCGAAATTGCCAAAAATGATTTGCGCTATGGTTTTGCTTTGCAGGACATGCAAATTTTTGGAAACATAATTAAAGGAATTGACGAACGAATTAAACAGTATGTCCAATTTAATTTTGGTCCGTCTGTTTTAAATCAAACCGAAATAGAAGATATTGCCGCCGAAGTAACTTTGTTGTATGTGTTTCAGACACAAAGAGAGTTGGACCGTATTGCGAAGTTGCAAAACTTAATTCAAAGAACAGTTACTGACGAAGGTGGTCTAGAGGAAGAAATTGCAATAATTAAAGGATTGATTCCAGATTTGGATTTGCCTTTAAGCACGGAAGATGACCTTGCACAATTTATCCGCGTGTATCTTGGCGATGCTGTGAATGATGGTTTGTTGGAAACTCAACGCAAATTATTAAAACAAAGAGTTTTGGATTTAGAAACGAATTCTTTTTCTAATGTTGCTATTGAAACGGTTTTGGGTCGGGAACCCAAAACCGCTTTAGAGATAAGCAATGAAGTAATAAAGATTAAAAAGACCGTAAACGTAAGAGCAACAAAGGTTAATACGGAAAGCCGTCGTGCGGCACAGCTAAAAAAGTATCCACAAAATGAACAAAAATTATTTAACGCACACTTGCAGCAATTGGAAACAAGAAAAAAAGATATTATAAAACGTCAACAAAAAATTCTTGCAAGACAAAGAGAAGTTAAAAGAATTCAAGTAGACGAAGAAAATGTTCGTACAAGTATTTTTGTAAAAATACAAAAATACATCAATGAAACAAAACTAAAAGATTGGTTTCGTCCACAGCCAGCACGGATAGCGGGTCAACCATCAACAAGATTTAGAGACTTTTTTCTTGAGTCCATGCCACAAGTTTTAGGCAAAAATAAAAGATATTCCAATCTTGATGACATGACGCAAAAGTTTGTTAACGAAAACAACCTTGCCTTTGATGTGTTGGATATTCTTTTAACCAAAAATCCAAATGCAGTAATTGATGCCGCTGATTTTCAAACAGTATTAGATATTGCGTTTTCAAATTCGGCAAGAGCTAGAAAGTATATTGCTGAAGCCCGCAAGATTAGTGGGCGCACAGATATAGCAAACTACGACGATTTAAAGAATTTTCTTTTTAGTGAAGCGGGTGCCTCACAGAGAACAAACAAACAAGTTGCTGATGGTTTGTTTGCGTCTTTGATGAATGATTTTACTAATGATGTGGCTGAGGTTTCTAAATTAACCGTTAATGAATTGCGTAGGGATGTAGCAATTGCCAATAGGGCAATGCTTTTGGCAGAACAAGAAATAGAAAAATTAACAAATCAATTAAACGAATTGTTGCCTGACGAATATTTTACGAGATTTCAAAATAGTATTTTACCGGAACAATCAAGACAGGCTTTGGAAACACCAACAGAAATTCCGTTAGCTAATCGCATCAATCCCGAAACTGGTGAAATTATTGGGCAACAAAATTTGGCTGCCAACAAACAAATGTTGTTGGAAGAAAATGATTTTTACCCACAAGCCAAAGCTGTTTTGAACCGTATGCAAAATTTGCAACAACTTGCCAATATTGATGGCAGCATGGTTGACTGGACTTTTGGGGGAAGAATACAGTTTTTATACAATAATCAACCAATGTCATTTACGCCCCAAGAGTGGGATGCGTTTGTGAGCCCACGCAATACTGCTTATGTTCCAAACGACAAAATACAGTACATTGTTTCACGGCTAAAAGATGAAGATTTGCGTCGCATTGTTTTAGGTGATGATTACACCGACCAAACAATACCTGACGATGAGATGTTGCAAAGGTTTGTTTCGTATGTTTCCAAAGAACAACCTGATGCTTTTGCTAGTGAACCAACTTTTCTTGCACGACAAGAAAAGATTGGTGAAGTTTGGAACAAATCGGATGCCAATAAATTCTTATTTGAACATACCAGAGTTAAGAATTTGGCTGCTGAAGAAGCAGCTAAAAGACAACCAAAGAATGTTGTTAGCGAATTAGACAGAGAAATTAAAGGTTTGGATAATCAAATTGATTATTACACCACGGAAAGAGTTAGGACTCAAGAATGGTGGGAAACTTACGGGGCTAGCGAAAGACCCCTCAACGCTGTTGAGTCTTTGCAACAACAAACAAACAGAATTAATAGATTAACTAATTTAGAATATAGCGACGTTTATCAAGGTTCGCAAAAAGAAATTCCTCAAGGCTTAAAAGCAAGACCAAGACCTGGTAGTCCCGATTATGACAGTTTAGTCATATTGGGTGTGCCCGAAAATATTTTAAATTCTCCAAATGTCAAAGTTTTGAATGACTGGTTGAGGGAGCATCCAGAAATTTTTAATTCAATTTTGGCTAATTTTAACGATATCCAAATCAGCGATTTGGATGAGTTTATTTTTATGACGCCCACAACCCGCGCAATGCGCGACAAACAGGTTGAGGTTTTGAAGGCAATAAAAAGAAATGGTTTAGAAACTAACCGTACACGAAACAAGAGTATTAGCAAACTTATTAGGGATAAAGAAAGACTGTTTAGAACGCCCGAGGAAGATAAGGTTCTTGCTGACACAATCGCTAAACGAGCACAGCAGCGGGCAAGAATAGAAGAAATTAAAAAGAAACAGGCTGCTGCGAAAGTTGTTGACCAGCCAAAAGAAATATCACCGCCAGCAACGGCTGCATCAAGTTACAATCCTGACCTTCCGTACCATCAACAAGCAGCCAATGTTGAGCGACGAACATTGCAATCTGTGGCAGATTTACCACCTGAAAAAACAGAAACAATCAATCGTCTTGTTCAACAATTTGACTCCCAATACGACGAATTTGACAAGACTGCACAAGCAGAGGCGCTTAAAGAGGCTCAACGAACAAAGGGCGTAATAGCGTCTGATTCAACGGTTGTTGACTTTGATGCTATGGCAAGAATGAGAGATACCGAAAACATTTTAGCAAGTGTTAAAAAACGTGGAACCGCAACACCTGTGGAAGAAGTTCTTTTGGATGCAGGAACAAAAGAAGCCGAGGCAATGGTTGTTGCTTCCCGACTTCCGCAAACGGAAGTCGAGGCAAGACTAATGGATGGTTTGGTTTCCATGGCAAAACCAACAACACGAACCGTTCCGTTTACTGCAAAAGAAACTGGTATTGCCGACATGATAACGGAAGGATGGAAACGTCTTGGTGCAAAGTTTGACGACATCCAAGTAAGCCCAGAGTTTTATGAACTTTGGAAAAACGCAAAATATTTTGAAGACCCAGCATTTGTACGCCAAATGGCAAATTTGGTTGGTGGATACACAAAATTCCATAAAGCCTACGCAACGCTGACTCCAGGCTTTCATGTTAGAAACCTCATAGGCAACGTATTTCAATATGTGTTAGCCGGTGGTCAAATAGCGCACTATCGTCGCGCTAGCGAAATATTTTTTGCATGGAACGAAGCATACAGTAAAGGTGTTTCGTGGAAAAAGTTTTTACGAACTTTGACACCAGAAGAACAGGTATTTGCAACCAAAGCCAGAACCGCAACGCTTGGTTCTGGTGGCGGTATTTATAGTGACTTGTTCCAAAGTCTTGTTCCGGGCAACAAATCTTACGATTGGGCGCTTACTCGCGCATCTCGTAATCTTGGTCAAAAATCGGACAACATGTCACGTTTTATTCTTGGATATGATTCTGCTGTCCAGGGCATGAGCGTAGACATGACAATAGCAAGAATCAAAAGATTCTATTTTGATTACGAAGACCTATCCAAACTTGATAGAGCAATGAGACAGTTTGTGCCATTCTGGATTTGGACTTCACGAAACCTTCCACTACAATTACAAAACATGTGGCTTAACCCGAAGCCGTATCAAATATACAATTCTGTTGTACGCAACTTGCGAGACAAAGAAACCGAACAAGAACAACCATTGCCTATTTGGTTGCAACAAATTAATGCATTCAGAATTCCAGGGTTGCCGCTTTATGCGGCACCCGACCTTGGCTTTACAAGAGTACAACAACAACTCGAGCAATTGGCTATGCCCAAAAAGTTTGGTTCAAACCTTAACCCGTTGTTGAGAGTTCCAATTGAACAGGCTTTGGGTCAAAACTTATTTAATGACGAAAAACTAGAATCACCGAGCGACAGAATAATAAACATTGTTCAGGGAAGTTTTGTGCCCGTTTCGCAAGTTGACCGTTTGCTCAATTCATATGGTGACGCTAAAATTAATGCTTGGTTAGGATTCTTTGGTTCACCAATTAAGAAAATCAAAAAGGAATAATATGAGAGCAAAAAAAACATATACAGGAAACAAAGATGGCGTTGCTGCGGGCGAACGCCCAGGCTTAACAGAGCTGGTCAAGCACCTTGTTTATTTGAGCGAAGGTGCGTTGTGGAACAACGGCACCTTCGTAAACAGGCCCAAAAGGGGCTCTGAGAGCCTCTCTGTGCACGCTACAGGGCGTGCTGTGGACCTCAGTTATCGCAAAACCCCGACTAAAGGCAAACGAAACGGTAGAGAAGTTGCCGCACACATTGCAGACTTTCTTGTTCGTCATTCAGACGAATTAGGCATTGAAATGGTGTTGGACTATTTCCCAGAGCCACACGGTCGTGGCTACAACTGGACCCGTGGTACTTGGCAGAAATACACCAAGCCGACAATACATGGCGCGCCAGGCGGTGACTGGTTGCATGTTGAATTGAGTCCTCAATGGGCTGACTCTAAACAGAAGGTTCGGGATTCGTTTCTGAAGATATTTCCACAGACTCAGTAAACTCATAAACTTCGGCTCGTTGAGCGAACTTGCCTTGCAAGTATCGCTCGAATTCTTCTTTGTCACCGTACATTTTGGCTTCACTCAGAATCTGTAGTGGTGCTACGTACACAATCATGTCGTAGGGGATTGCCATGATTCCACAACAGTTGCCGCCATCTTGGTCAACTGTGGAAGCGATGTGAACGTAACCATTGTTATAGGCAACGATATAGCCGATAGAAATGTTTGGTGTTTCGGGTTTGGGATTGTAGTGCTCAACACTCATCCATTCGTCTTCTGAGTAGGCGTCATCCCAAAGAACAATTACTGGTCTCATTGTGCTTCTCTTTTCCATAGCTCTTGTTGCGCAATGCGAAGCTCTGCTCGCATTGCTTCTAATGTTACTTCAAGTTCTTCTACCCGGTCACGAAGGTAACGTTCTGTTTCCGCTTGCGTTTCCGATGGTTCATTTTGCATACGGGTCTATCCCTTCTTCGTTTAGGTGTTCTTCAATTGTATCAATCAAAGCACTTAAGAACCCCATTATGTGTAGCCAGGCATCTAAGTTGCCTTGTGTGCCGTCATAGTAGGCGCGACACAATCTAATGGCACTATCGTTTGTGGCAGATAAAACAATGTTTACACCGTTGTCCAAATTTTGTTGAAGGCTTTTAGCCTTTGATTCTATTTCCTCAACTTGCTTGGCTGGGATAATGTCATATATCCAATCTTGCGATTCTTTACTTGACATGTTTTTTCTTTTTGTTATGAACGTACAAACAGTTGGTTTGTAAACCGTTTTCCAAAACTCCACGACCAATATCAATGGGTCCATAGTGTTTTTCTAAAATTGCCGCAATTTCAGATGCTGTGACGGGCATTTCAAATCCAATCACTAACTGACTCGTTCGCATAATTCTCTCCTAGTTCCAAATGAAATGTTTCGTCGTTGAGCATCAAAGCTATTACACAATAGCCCACTATGTCTCGTAGCGTATCAAGCAACGATTCATTTTGTGCTTTAGATTTTTTGGACTTAAGATTATTCAAACGCTCAATTTTGTCAGACAAACGAACAAGAACACCCCTGAGACCAAACGCGGTTATGTTGCCATGACCATAATCATGTTGTTTTGATACCAGCAAAGAACACATTTCTCCAGAGTCCCAAACTTTACGTAAGCGCAACTCCTGAATTGCTTCAATACCTATTTCTGTCCAAAGCAAAGATACCGGCAGGTCATCGTCGTCGAATAAACATTTTTTTGCCGACTCGCAAAGACGCATAAGTTTTGCGTTGTTAGTTTCTATTTCTTCTGTAGCAAACGACGCAATGTGCATAACCCATTGACTTGCCGATTGTTCCCATGTGTCAACCACTCTGACCTTCTTTCTAATTAACGGGTGCATTGTTAGTAGCTGTTGTAGTTTAGCATAAGCATTGTTCTTGAGTCGCCAAGCGTGAGGCTTGGAAACGCCAAGGCGTTTACCAAGCTGCTCGTAAGAAAGAAACTCGCTGTTGACGGCGTTCACAATGAATTGGTCTTGCTCGTCAAGTTGCTCAATACACATTGCTACTGCTTCGCGTAGCGGTTGTAGTTCTTCTACTGATTCTTCTATTGCGTCGGACACAGAAAGCATCAATGCTTCCATCGCCGTTTGTGGGCGTTGTTTATTTAGATAGGTTGATGAAAAGACGTAATTGTCTTGGGGTATGTCATTTTTTGACATCGTCGTATGCGGGGTCATAGAGGAGTTGTGACACTTCCTCTGGCAACAACAAATAACCTTTCGCTGGATTATTTGTGCCTTCCGCAAACAACCTAATTCTTGACTTCGGTAACATTTCTATATAACGCTTTAATCTTTCCGTGGACACCACTATCATTGCTTGGTTCATAGTATACACATAGACCCACCACTCTGCCTCAGTTACCATAATCCCTGAGGGTTTCCACCCATGTTTACGGGGGTTTTGGGCTATTTCAACCACCATTTTGCCGTTCCGATAGCGGTCAGACTTGACCTCAAACGAGCCGTTAACAATTCCTTGCAGGAATTGTTTAACTTGGTCTTCACCTTGTTTGCCAAACTCCAAATCTTTCTTAAAGTTTGGCTTTGGAATATCCCATCTAGATTCTTTCATTTTTTCCTCAACTCCAAACTGATGATTTGTTTATCGTCTGTATAAGCTACACCATTTAGGGCGTCAAGTATTGCTTTAGCATAATTATCTATATCGCCGCGTAGCTTGGATGGATTACGTTTAGGTTTTAATTCTTTAATAGTTATTTCTGTTTTGTCGTTATCAAAAATTAACGTGATATGTAATGGGCCATCGGCAAAGGCAACACCCGAATATGCTTCTGAAATTTTTTTCTCATATTCTCTAGTCTCTTTGGGGGTGTAAGTATGACCGGAACGAGTACTACGAGGGCGCTGTTTAGAACGCGGTTTGATGTTGAATGTTTGTTTGTGTATCATTCGCCATATACATCAGCAATAATTTTTGCTAAGTGCATTTCCCCGTCTTCTCTATCATAAAATTTGCCCCAAGTTTTATCAGCCGTACGGATAATACCATACGCTATTTCTGGTGGCACACCATCAGACCTTAGCCTGTACGCAAGACGCACAAGCGTACCTGAACGGTCAGAAGTTGGTAAAGGACCTTCCATGAACATTTTGAATGTGTATGGCGACAACAAAGTTTTGGCTACATCAATGGGAACACCAGCACTATTCGCAGCAAACTGAACTGGGGATTTCGGAACATAAAGTTTTGCAAGAGGTTCCAAATCTTCTTGCACTACAGCATAGGTTGTTGCTTCACTAACAAAAGTTTCTAGAGACATAGGTTTATCAGAACTATCAATAATGTAACGAACCGAACATGGCTCAAATAAAGCACCAGGATACGGCAAACGGACATAATTACCGTAACCCGATGCTTCTTCCTGTTTGGGATTAATTTCTTTAGCCGGCACTTTAACAGCGGCGTGTGCGGCGAGCAAAGCTCGACGCATCACGCGAGCATCAACTGGTTTTCTGGCAAACACCCATACATGAAAACCTTTAACAGTTTTTTCAACCCAACTCTCAATTAGTTTAAGTTTGAGAGCCAACTGAATATTGCGAGCCTGGTCAATGTCGTTCACATCAATATCCGAACACCCCCACCAAACCGTGCTGTTATCCATCATTGGGTAAATGCCAATGTACTCTTGCCCCCACAAATGCTTTGTGTACGAACCAAGAGTTACTGGTTGCTTAATGCAACCACCTTCCCAAGAGCCATAAGCATCGGTGCGACCAGCAAACAACGCTGAAAAGTTTTTAACTAATTCAGAATTGTCTGTCATGAAAACCCCGCAAATACTGTTTAGGTAAATCACCGTTAATTAACGGCGTCAACCGACCAGTAGCCAAGTCTAATTCAAAATCAATATCGTCAACAAGTTGACCAGCTGGACGTTTGTTTTTCAACAAACTTACAGTAACCGTATACTCATGAATTTTGGCTTCATAACGCAAAGCATCTAAACGCTCCATAGAGCGTTCGGAATGAGTTTTATCTAACTTGTTAATAATCTCATTCATCTCAGCCATAATAGAATATTTTTTACGGCGAACACCAATAACCGAAGTTGCTTGTTGTTCACCACCAAAAGCACCAGACGACATAGTTAACTTCATGCCGTCAGCACCCGAACTCCGAGAAGTTTGATGCAACACCAGCAATGGCACATCATGCCTACGACCAAATGACTTAACAAATGTCGCTTTATCAGGCACAGTTTCACCAGCACCAACAAGGTCAAGATAATCAATCACAACCAAATCGGGTATCTGACCCCAAACATCGGACACTTCGTTGTAAGCCCGCTCCATATCCAAAGCGGTCAAAGGCTGGTCAAACACAGCAAGATGCGGAAAGTTTTCTTCCGCTGTTTCGCGAAGCAAATCAATAGCGTCACGGTCATCCATTGCAACAAGACGCTCCAACTCTCGAGCATCAATACCGTGGTACATACAGGTAAGTTTTATCAAAATAAGTTGACGAGGTTCGTCGGGGATAAACATTGCAATATGTTTGTCACGATTATGCAATAACGAATGAAGCAACAACAGCGTTTTACCACCGTGTGCATAGCCAATCATCATTGACATTTCGCCGGCAGCAATACCACGCATCTCTGCGTCTATTTGTTGCAAACCCAAATGAATGCGTTCGTGTGGGCTTTGCGCCCAACGAACAAACGAATGTGCAGCTTCAGCCAATGGTTCATACATTCTGAACTCTGAAGGCGGAGTAACAGCAGAAAGGTCAGGTGAAACTGAGTTCACCTGACCCTCAACCGCATTCCAACCCGCAGAAATTTGTTCTGCGGTTAATTTCATTATCGTGTCTTTGGTGCCCAATAAGCTTTATCGGCATCAACGGCTTTGAACCAAGGACGCTTAGGGTTTACTGACAAACCATCACGATTGTCATACACCTTGGTTACACCATCACGCTTACATGCTTTGATAAGCCAGTCTGGCAAATCGCCATGTTGTTTACCAATAATCTGCAACACCCCACCAACAGACTCACTGGTTGCACTGTTGTTTACGGGTGTTGCATTGAAAGTTGATTTTGCCATTTCATAAATTTGAGCATCTTGACTGCCATCAATGATTTCAAACATAATGTCTTTCACACTTGTGAACAAAGTTGTAAATTCGCCCAACTTTGTATCGGTGTCTGCTTCCTTATTGACGAGGTCTGACGCAATTTTTGCGGCGACCTGGGTGATTATTGCCCTGTCCTTATCCATTGTTATCTCCTGTTTCATTGTCAAGCACACTAATGTGTGCACCTTTACATACCGACCACCACGGACACCAGCGTTGTGAACACAAGTAGTGTTGGTCGTTTATTAACCAACGTTCATCCGTTGGCAATTCTTTTCCTTGAAGCATAGTATACGCATAACTGACAGCAGATTGCGCTTGTTTAACAACAAAATCTCCATGCGCTTTAGTTCTGTTAACAGATACAATTTGACCATAAGCGTTGTTTACGCGAATCATGACACCAAAATTAAAAAGCGATGTTTCTTTGACAACACCCAATTTGTGTCCAGCAAAAGTATAAATAGAAGACTGAATATCTTGCGATTGTTTTTCTGATTCAGAATACTTTCGTGCCGCAGTTTTCCAATCCCAAATACCCCATTCATGCAAATAGTCCATTGTTCCTTCAAACCACAACTCCATACCTTTTACAGAAGCACCTGTTGGCACAGCAAATGGAACTTCTGATTGACCACCAAGCGGAACATCGGGAAGAATATCTTTAACCCACGCTTGTGTTAAACCAATTACGTGACCATGCCATGAGTCGGGGTTGACGTTTGTGTGGTTAATGCCTGCGCTTTCAAGTTCTTTGAACTTGGCAAGCGAAATATCTGGAGCATCAGATGTTGATGCATGCCCATTTAACACGGCTTCAATACCAGCATGCACAGCAGTACCAATAGCAGCACTATCGTTTTGTGTTTTAAACTCTGGTTGCACGACGCCAAGTCGTGCTCTTTCCGGACACAACAACATGTCTTTTAACCAAGACTGTCGTACAAAAACCCTATTGGTTTCTTTTTCAATTCTCATTAGAACCTTCCTTAAGTCGTTCAACCTTACCACGCCGACCCTTCGGTTGGCGTGGTACTTGTTCTTTGCCCCCCGCTATTGGGTCTCCGCTACCCCCCTGAAGGGGGATTATATAAAAACACATTTGTGTACGGTCTGTCAAGCATTTAGGTTCAACACCAACACCCCAAACTATGTTTGCCATGGAAGCCACCCATTGCCGTGCTTTCCATCTGAATACAGCCATATTAAACGGGCTGATAACAGATTAATTCGCGGATAAAACAATTCTTCACAGCTTTTTAAAATTCCAAAAGCTTGCAAGTATCCGTTTGGATACCATTTTGAAGGCTTACACCAATAGGCATTGATTTGAAGAAGTCCATATGAGCCACCATTGGGGTCTTCGCTGTAATGAACAGCCGTATAACAGCGAGATTCACGGTGCATAATATGGTCGAGCATTTCTAAATCTTCTTCTTGCCAACCTGTGTCAGTAGCTAACTGTGCCCATTGCGGACACAACATATTATTAGGCAACCTAATAACATCTTTAGGTGGAATAGGGATAGGTTCAACTGGGTCAACAATTACATCAAAAGATGTAATTGTTTCATTAGGGGGTCGTGGAACGGCGTTCCGGTAGCCCGCAAGTTTGGGTGGTGTCAATAACCACACAACACCCGCAGTACAGGCAACACCTACAATAAATCGTTTCAACATTATTATCTCCTAGTCAAATATGCGTTTTCTGGGTTTACGATGAGAACCAAACACAACACCACCCCAAACACCAATACAATGATGTTTGTAGGCAAAGTTATAACATTCTTTTTGAACCTTGCATTCACCACAAATTTGTTTAGCATTGTAAACATTTGTGCCAGGCCCACTAGGAATTTTACCTTTAGTAATAGCAGGAAAGAACCATTCACTAGGACAATTTTTACAATTAGCGTCAGCGTAAATAGGTTTTAGTTCATTGTACATTTTTTCACTAAGTATTTGTTCTTGTTTTGTTTTTTCCATCACCAACCACCCATTTCTTTAAATGATTTACCATTAACATCCCAACCCGCATCACGAAGAAGTTGCGACATAATTTCACAACCGGACTCGCGAACATAAGAACGAAATAGTTCTTCTATGTCTTCTAATGCGACACAAGCCATTGCGCCTTTGAGATGTGGCATGCAATCACGCACATCGCTATCTGTAAACGCTACAGACATTTGTATTGCCGCATGACGGTTTTCCATAATTGCTCCTTTAGTATTTTGTGATTTGATTTATCATGAATATTGTTGCACAGATAAACACAAGAACTCCAATTGTAAATATCATGGCATTTCTTCTGCTTTCTCGTACAACCAATCAATACTTCTTTTAACCCAATTTTCAATTTCAAGTATTTCATCATCGTCATATGGACGACCACTTGGATTATTTACATATTCATTAAGTCCATTATATATATAGTCAATAATTCCAAGTACATCGCTTTTGTCAGCTTTAGCAGTATGTTCGAAAGGCATTACAATAATTCTTTCTCTCTACAAATAATTGAATAATTGTTTTCGTCATGATGAACAGCCCATTCCATGTTTTTGTATCTGTTTCTGTATTGATAAAATTTGTTGTACATATTTTTGTATTCTTTTTCTGATTTGTTTTTTGTAGTATCAACTATCACCCATTTACCCGGTGGGCCTTCTTCAATAATGGTTTGTATTATTTCTTTAATTCTTTGTTTTTTAATAACTGGATTTTCAATATATTGCAATATCATTTTGTTTCCTTTCTGTCTATGTGTTCAACAACATCACGGAATTTGGTTGCGTAACGGTTGAATATAATTTCTATTTCTTGGTCAGTAAACACAACACCCTGCTGCGAGAATGTTGCAATAAACTCATTAACAACATCACTTCTTTTGACAATATCCATATTAGTTATTCTCATTTTCTGCTCTGAGTTTTTCTTTCAGCAAATCCCAAACAGCATCTGCTAAAGAACCTTTAGCCTTATTTTCATCAGTAACAATTTCGTCAGGATTATTTTGAAAACGCAACACACTGGCAACACCAGTAACACTTGCGCCAACAACCAAACGAACTCGACGACGCTTTTTGTGTTTTGAAGGGGCGACATCTGAATCGTCAAGTGGCGCAGCCCAACCGCATGTCAAAATAGTGAAAAACGGTGCGTGTTTAACAGCAGTTACCGTAGCTGGGTCAGCTAACAAATCATAAACATCACCCGATTTTTTAATCAAAATCATGTCATTGAATTTGTTTTCAACCCAAATGGAAGCTTCTGGAAGATTCCAAGGGTCTTTATAATCTTGTAATACTGAATTAATTTTTTGTTCAGCCGAAATAATTTTTTCTAATATAACTGATTTCATTTCAGTCACCTTCCATTTCTATGTGTGCTCTGTTGTAATATCTACCGTCAACCAGAATGATGTGTCCGTCAAGACGCAACATATCTAGCCGTATTCTTGTTTCGTTCATGCGCATCCGGTCATCAGAACGGGCACACTCCACAAGAGTGAGCCCGAAATCTGAATCAGAAATACGCTCAAACAACTCCCGCATATGCGGACTAATATTTTCTAACATTTTTAACTTGTTTGTATATTGTTTATGGTAATTTTTGGCGTCAGAAAAAGATTTGATTTTTACAGACATCAGACATCACCTGCAATTCCATTGTTTTCTTGCATGAGTGTGGAAACACGCTCAACAGTTTCATTAATCAAACCAACAGTTGCGATATTTAAACCACGCTGAACCAATGTTTTGAAACGCTCATCGGACAACAAATGCGCAACTAATTCTGTTTTGGCATGGTCAATCACACGACCATAGTTCATCATGTTTGCGGCTTGATAGTTGATTGCTTCGTAATCAATACGAGATGTAATTTGCTGAATAAATTTTTCGGTCAATTTAGATTCAATTAACTCCGAAATTAGTTCACCATAACGTTCATCAAGTTTTTGTTGAATTTCACGAAACATACGATTGTATGTTTCTACATCAACATCCAAGCGCAATACATCTTCAGTCACAAGTCTGATACTCATTTTTTACCATTCCTTTCTTTTTCTTTAGCCAATAAAATTTCATACTTAGTTATTTCGGCAAGAACTTCTTCCCAACCAACATCTTTGCGTTTAACTTTTCTTTTCATTTTTTTACGACGCTTGTTGCTTAGATTTTGCTTCATAAGAAATAGTCCCTTCTTTTTCATTCCAAACAATATATTTTTCACCATATTCATAATCATCCCAACACTCACAGCTTTCTGTATTTGAACAATGAAAACAACACAAACACTCACCACAATGAGTAGGGACAGGCTCCATGGCATCAACAAAATATTCAATGCCACAGTTATAACAAGTAATCCTTGCGTACTCCACATTGGAAAAATCTGTAAACACACAAATTTTCTCAAAGGCTTTTCCGGTTGGATACAACTCGTCTTCGATTAAATCTAATTCATCTTCTTGCGTCCAAGTAAAATCATCATCTTCAGCCAAAGAATGTGGTTGCCTTACCCATTCATAATCATCGTCGTAGTCGTAATCGTCCCAACCACTTTTGTAAGGATTGCCACCATACATACCACGACTGTTTGAATAACTTGGATAACCCATAGGCGTTCGCATATAACTGAAAGCCTTATACGAACTATTAGACCACCAAACACCCGCATCCCAATGACCCAAATTTTCATTGATGATATACCAATCGCGTTCAACATTTTCTTCAACAGTCAAAATAACCATTTTGTTACCAGAAGCCCAACGACCAACATCATCAAAGAAATTTTTGTCATCTAAAGCTTTAACACCACCAATATGTGGCAACACAATTTCGGCAAACAGCTTTGTGTCCGAACGATGGTCATTGACTGGCATAGTCAAAGGCAACATGCCGTTATGCGCCAAGACACTACGCGGATTGTTGTCAACATCAAACGGATGACAGTTGCCCAAATCCGTATTGCCATGAGTGGCAATACGGAAATGGAACAACGCAGCACCACGATATGTTTTACGCACATCACACCAACGAAGCCACAACTTATCAAAATTCATATCATGGTCTTTGATAATTGCAACACCAGCATGAATAGCGAAACCAAAACCGTCAGGATTAGCTTTAGCAGCAGTTTTAGCCCGCTCATAATCCATATCAACATTGGGTGGCATAAAAGTTAACAAACACATATCACTTACCTTCTTTCTGTTCAAGGACCTTACGCTTAATAACACGACCAATAAAAGTTGAATACCGGTCGCCCTGCGACATAGCAAAACGAATCAAAGCATCAAACTTCAAACCGTCATGTTTCAGAATTTCATTAGAAGTAACCTGTTTGGTATACATAAACAAACACTCAACAAACTCCATGTACGCCAAAACCGTGTCAAAACGCAACGAAGGTCTGAAAATACGCAACTCGTGAGTATGCTCACCCATACGATTGACAGCAAGATTGCGTTCGTAAGGGTGCGGCACATAGTTGCCGTTCTTTTGAATACCCTTAACAATTTCAATTAGATTAGGTTTGTTAGGACCCCAAATGCTGTCTTGATTGTTGACAAAAGCATCATAATCATATTTGGCATAAGAAGAATTACGACCAGCAAACCCAATTAATTCAGTTTTGTTTTTAAACATGAAATACAAAAATTTCATTTGATGTTTGGCATCAACAAAAGAACATTTTGAAACATGAATATGTAAACCGCAAGTAGAAGTTTTCCAAGCGTGATAACCGTTGTTGCGCAAATAATCCAACATCTCTTTATAGATGGTTATGTGTTTGAAATAATCCAAACTCATAGGATGAGAAACAATCTCAAAACCATGATTGATTGAGCAGTCGTCTTTTAGATAAATGAGTGGCGCAGTATTGTTGTTGATGAAACTAACAGCGTCATTTAAATAATTTTGACCAACATTTTCAACTTCCAACTCGATGCCAAAAACCGGCACATCTTTTCTGATGTGTTCGCGAGACACATGAATAACACCGTCATCCATTGTGTAAAATCTTGGTGAAGGTTTGTAACTATAGCTGTTGATGCCTTGGCGGTCATCATCGCTGTCTGAACTCCAATCATCACCGTCATAATCATTGTTTTCTTCACACAACGAGTTATAACAATTTTCACAAACCCAATCGCCGTTATAACGATTGGCAAACTCCCCACGCTCAAATTCGTAATCGCCACACGCTTCGCATTCGGTAATACCATCAGCGAGCCGTGCATCTTGTAACCGTAAAGTTCTAGGCATAACAATTCCTTTCGTTAGATATAAATGGATAAACACACAGTCGCGTTTGCTTGCGCCCGCGAAGCGGGGGCGCAAGCAAACCCGACATTACGACCAACTTTGTTGGTTAGGGTCAAACTCACGAACAACAGTTAAAGGCTCAACTGCTGGACCGAAAGTATCAACTTCAGTCAAAGACATGTCATGATAATCAAACACATATCTTTTCTCATTTTTGCCCACATAATGCCATTGAACGGCATCACCATTATTGGGCATCACATTTCTGCTAGCCCGCAACATGGCTTCATTGAACGAATCAGCTTCAATTTCGTATTGAACAAGCAATCTGACATTATATTTTAGTTTCATATTTTCCTTCCAAAGAAAATTGCAACACCCGAACAAATTATTGGCATACACAAAAAATGCGACACCCGAACAGAAGAAAGCCCTACAGTAGAAGTGACGGTCTGCCAAAGGGGCTGGTGTTTCCCAAACCCGTTTGACAGACCATTACGAGGCATTGTCGCGTCGCGTAAGCGACCCATAGCGACAATGACGAAAACCGCAGTTTTCCAAGTTCTTGAAACAATAACAAAGGGTCCGGTGGACCCTTTGTTGTTGTTTCTATTGAAGTTGTTAAGCAGTAACAACTTCAAGTTTTGCCATAGGCTCAAGTGCTGGCTGAGTAATGGTCATCTGACCGCCAAGCAATAGTTGTTGCTTAGGATTAACGAGGTCATAAATCTCGCCGTCTTTCTCGTACTGTGTCTGGACATCGCCCAAAGCACGAACATCTTGTACAGTCAAAGTCACGCCTGCGCGGATATTGTGAGCTGACACAAGTTCGTTAGGCAACCAAGCCCAAGTACGGATACCGTCAACAACGGTAAAATTAACCGCCGTAGACTTTTTGCCTGAGCCACCAAGCCCTGCTACTACTAACTCAATGTAATCTGACATTATTTACTCCTTCCGAGAGTATCTAGTTATTGTTTTTTATTCTTGTGAGGGTTTCTTGCCCCACGCGAACGCGGGGGCAGAAACCCAACATGCTGTTACCTGTGAATGGCACCACAGAGACACTCAAAGTTGCGAGCAACCCTGAGGTTCCAAGTTGGGCACAGCACTTCTGATACCGACCGAGGAACGAGGTCGGCAAACTTTGCGTCTGAATAATCTGGGTCAACAGACATATTCAGCATCGGACGCAATTCATCGGGGTCAGTACCGAGTTCTTGTTTGCGCATATCAATCTCTAGCGCAATATCAGACTCAGGTTCTTCAACGATGCCATAATCGTCCAAAGCACGCTGACGCCGTTCGTCTTCGCGCTCAAGTTCATAGTTATCATCAAGAACAAAACTTTTAGTTTTGAAATTGTTCTTGATAGGAGTAACACGCTTAATTTTGGATAAATCAAGTTTCATAACAACCTTTCTGTTTGAGAAGTAAATGGTGCGCACGCGAAGCACGCGCACCATTTACGAATTAATAATTTTTATAATTACATCACCGTGGCAAGCATTTGGTGCGCAAAAGCAAACCAAATCTTTGCCACGCAACTCACCTAATTGCTTTAGCAATTCAGGTGAGTTCAACAAGTAATTCTCATATTTGAGAATTACGGAAGCCCTATCACCATCTTTACCAATCACAAACGGGTTGCCCCATTTACTGGGGCGCCCAATATAAATCGCATCTTGCGGTTTATTTGGGCTTTTCATATTCCATACCTTCACACTTGCTCCTTTCATAAAGTAAACGGTGCGCACCGCGAAGCGCGCACCGTTTACGGATTTATATATTTTCGTCGTCCTGACTCTGAATGAACTCAAGCGCATTGTGAGCGCCAAACTCATCAGCCAACGACCACAGAGCCTGAACCGTGTAACGGTCAAGCACACGGAAAGCCCAATCACCATAATGATTTTCAATCAAGGTAATCAAGTCCGCATAAGCGTCAGTACCGCTCAACTCACGGTTGAAAGCATAAACGCCACGCGACTCTGCCAGCAAAGTTTCTGCCATCAGAATGTCTTCCATCGCAGTTGTCTGTTCGTCATAATCGCATGGGTCATTGTTAAGCGGATGCCATGGATTTGCTATTTCTTGTTCATACGCTTGGACATCGCCAAACATATGGATACCTAACATCATGTCACTATCCATTACCTTCTCCTTGTGTCTCAGGAAGGGGCGAAATCCCCTTCGTAGCGATAGCGCAGAGGGGTTTCGCACCACTCTTGTACACACACACACACACCACCTACCACCACATACCCCAGCCACGCAGGAAGGCTGACCTACCAGCAAGGAGGACGCACGGGTGGGGGAAGTAGCGAGCGCAGCGAGCGTCGCGAGAGAGCGTAGCGAACGAGCCAATCAGTAAGCGACGATAGGAGCGTCGCGAGCGTAGCGAGCGTCGTTTAATCGCTGTTGTCGCGCGCAGACAGCGATGGTTTATGTATTAGACAACCAGACAGGGGGGGACACAGGGGGGGTGGGCAGGGACTGTGGCAAATGGATGGCATCAGCCCGTAGCCATCTGACTCATTTTTTACAAACAGGGGGTACCTATCAAGCAAAAGGGATGCCTGAATAAAAAATTACACCGTTTCGGTTTTTATTTCCTTGCGCTTAACTTGAGCAACACAATTTTTGCTGCACAAAAGAATACCTTTATATTCGCGAATAATGGCTCTTTTGGTTTTTTTACCACATTCTGGGCATACGTGGTTTGTGTCTGGGGTTAGGCCAACATAGAGTGTTGGCTTGCCGTAGTCCTCCTTGGGTGCTACGGGTGTGCTGGTGCTACGCTTGGCTGGTTTTTTGCCGGCCATTAGCGGTAGTTCCTAGTTTTTTTGGCAATCTTTTTTGGTTGGGCAACAAACTGTTTACCAGCTTTGTTGCCCTTGGCTTTGGCTGTGTTGGTGG